TCGATGAATACATAGTTGATTGGATAAACTGGAGTGAAGCGGAGATAAACGTTATATTGACGTGGATCAACTTTGTCTTTCTCAACTCTAACATTAGCAAAAGAAGAAATAAGGCCTTGAGATACCATCGCAGAAAGAAGGCCGATAGTACGAGCGCCCATTAGACCCTTCGTGTTTGGATCTTCTTGGCGACCGATAAAGTCACGGAGACCATCTCTTAAGGTCTGCTTCACTCTGTCTCTAATAAACATTACTGAAATTTCTTCATCTTCAACGTAGCCGGATTGACTGGTTGTACGTCCAGCTAGAACTCGACCGCCACCAGAAACAGGCTCAACAACTGTAGCGCCAACAGAGCCTAAACTGTTAAGAATAACTGGACGGAAAATCTTGTTACGACCGATTGTGAATCCGACTAGAGTTTTGTAAGTAAGTGGAACGGCAACATTCTGAAGACCGGAGAGGTAACCGGCAGCGGCAGCAGCCATGTAGAAACCATCAAGTAAAACATTTGTTCCATTTACATTTCGGATGATTTCATCCGGGTACATGTATACAGAGCGGTTGCTCGTGTAGTTGTCACTTAGCTTCATATTGACGAGGTCTTCGATATTTCCAGCGGCAACTTCTTCCGGATCATCACCCTGAATTCCTTCTAGAATTCCAATATCTTCAACGGCAACTTGTTCGTAGCCGAGTAGGGCGTTAGCCGTTACACCACGCATTGCGCCAAAGAAAGCCATACGTTCTTTTTGAATCGCAATCGTGCTCATGGTTTCGCAGTGCTTAACAGCCGCTTGGAAGATTGCAGATTTATTCTGACTTGGAAGAGGGACAACCATCTGGCAATCAAAAGCTTCTAGCTTTTCAAACGCTTCAAACCAATTTGTATCAAAGAAGTTCGCATCAGTCTCATCGATATAAGAGATGCGGAGACCATCACTTGATTGCATGGATTTGATTACATCTTCGTGAACGAGAATGCTAGCAGGAGAGCCTTCGCCAACGACCGTATATGAGTATTCGTAATCTGGATCGGAGATAAACGCAATCTGCTCTGGAGCAGAATCAAAATTCGTGCTGTAGAAATCAACCTTCGTTGGGAAGATTTGGGTTTCCGTTCCATCTCTTACGATGAAGAAGTTAACCTGCGTATCCATACCCGGACGACCCTTATTAAGACCGGCTGGCGCTGGAATTGGAATTAAGCATTCAGAGATGTCGGGACTTATAACGTCAAGTCCGGAGTTTTCTTGAATTAAAGTTTCAGAAATTCTTCTTGCAACAGCTGGCTTGCATTGAAGGGCTAACACAAGTGGAGCGCCGTTTTCAAACGCCATTTGAGCGCCAAGAGATAACGTATTTGTTAAGCTTGGAGAACCGTGCTTGCCGGTGAGAGATTGCATACTTGTGAAAAGCTCAGGATCATTAACATCGGCTTCTGAGATAAAACGAGCAGTTAAACGGTCGTTCTTCTGAAGAACTCTTGATTGAACATCAACATAGAATTTGTCACCCTTTTCGAATAGGGTAGTTCCGTATGTCGCAGAAAGTTCCGTGAAAGTTAGTTCGGTTACATCGATAACAATCGTTCCCGTTGTAGCTAGTTTAAAATATTTTCCACCGAAGTTGGTTCCAGCCTCAGCGTAAGTATACATTGCGGCAATAGATTCGCCAGAGTCTGCATCGCTGGAGCGAACGAGGGGAGCGCCATCGCTACCAACATCGTATATACCATTTTCTTCGGCATCGCTCTGACCGGTTAGGAGTAGACGATCGCCTGAGCCTAAAGTAATGCCATCGATAGCTGAAGCGTATGGAAATGCAGAAATATCTACGTTAGCGGTAGCTACAGCCTGAACAGGATCTTTTAAGGTTAGACCCTGTGTGGAATTTAGAGCAGTTCCTTCAACAATACGAAGAGATAGGATACCAGCAACTTGAACCGGATCGCTATCTGTTTGGGAAGCTGTAATTTGAACTGGACGACCGGTCGCATCTCTTACCGTTCCGGAAACAGAGCCGGTTACAGTAAATTTTGCATAACCCGGAATTCCTGCACGATTTGATTGACAGGTAAGCGTCCAACGTTCAGCGGGAGCATTAAGATCTAGAAGTTCTAGTTCTTGAATCACACCGTCGCCAACATTGCTTGTAGCCGCAACCCAATAATCTGGAGTTGAATTCTGAGCAACCAAGCTAGCTTCTCGAAGCTCTAAGCAGCCGGTAGCTGGATCGAGACGGAAATCAAAACCATCAGCAACGCCAGAGCCGTCGATAGCTTCTTCATAACCAGAAAGAGCAACTCCGTTTAGATAAACTTCTGTTCTTCCGGAAACAAGAGGAGCGCCAGAAATTTGGAAAAAGCGTCCAGAAGCTTCGCCCGTGGGGCTACAATCGGCGCTGCCATCTTGGCCTGAGCCGCTAGCTGCTTCGATTAAAACTTCTTCCTTTAAACCCTCGCCCATGATACAAGCAACTCGTAGACCGCCGGGAATTGAAACCCCATTAGAAATTACGCGATCTCGCGCAAAGACGCCGGGTTGGGTATATCCACTAATGCCAGGAATGTTAGCCATATTTAACGCTCCGATAGTATAACTCCCTATAGGTCAAAGGAGTCTTTCTCTTAATAGCCGTGCTTTATTAGCAGAAATCAATTTATCAAATCAACAACAGCTTTAATCACGCTCTCAAATCATTTTGCAATATTCATAGGAGAACAAGATTAACCTAAAACAATTTCTGCCATATCTACAATATCTTTGTATTTTGTATCCACCATATCTCTGTCTAGTTCTTCTTTTCTTTCCGGAACAGGAGTCAATTTACTATCAAAATAAAATACAATCTTCTCAATAATATTATCAATCGGAATCTCTACTCTCCATTCCGAAAGTGTATTTATCGTGATGGATTGACTATAGACATAATCATTTGCATATGGCTCAGCAGATTCCCCGCCGACACTGCAAGATTTTATCAACAAACCATTTGCTCTTAAATCATGAAAATGTGTATGCTGTAAAATTAAACTTACAATATCCACAAGTTCTTCTAATTCAGAATGACTTTCGCTATAAACTCCAATCTCAAAAGACATCTCCCAATAGCCGGCATATATTCGATGTGTTGGAGTGTTTATGACCGTCCTTCTTCCGAATTCATCCTCAACCATATCTTTTCGATATTGAATTGTACCTTCTTGATTAAAAGATAATGGCTTATAACTTCCGCCATTATTCTTTATCGTAATTCCGGGATAAAACTTTATCTCATAACGATATTGATCGCTGATAAGAATTTTTGTTGTTTCGGTAGAATCATTATCCAAACCGATTTGAGATGGAGTTAAAGGATAACCGTATTGGTCGGAACGATAGGTATAAACACTATCTTCACGAAAAACAGAGCGCAAAACATCGATAAGCAGATTCTTCGGCTGAGAAGATAGAACCTGCTGTACGATATGATAGTCTGAAAAGAAATTAGAATAAACTCTATGAGAAGCGTTTGATCCCGTTCCTACTATGTTTGCGCCGTCCATAATTATCCTTTATTTTTTTAAAACGAACGGGACATATCGAAAATCATCAATGGCTTTAGCCTGTTCGCAAAAGTTTTTAATATTGTTTAAATAGTGGTCAATTGCAGCACGATCTTCAAAGTCACCACTCTTCACTATAAAACTCTTCTTTATAACCATCTCTATGACAACATCTCCGTCTGCATCATCCATAGAATGACCAGATACAATCTCAATAGAAGAATCATCCGATATTGTCTTAAATTTTTGAACCAACTTTTCTGTCAAGAATTTTTTAACTGTATTAATTGTTTTATTGAAGTTTTCGCTTCTTACGGACTTTTTAGCGTGAACTTTAATTGCAAACACTATTTCACCTCATAGTTGCTCATGCTGCTATCTAGAGCAATGACCATATTTACAGGTTTATAGTTTTTGCGCAAGTATTCCACTCCAAATTTCCCTGAGGGCAATTTACATTCCCAATATCCGTCTTTATCTGTTTTTAAATTTCGAACCAACTCATTTGAATCGCTATAAATATTTATTTCAACTCCCGGAATTGGTTCTTGATTTTTATTTACGATTCTTCCGAATGTTTTGATATTTCCAATTACAAGTCTTTCAGGTTCTTTAGATTTCTTTGTTGAAACCGTTTTCATTTCTTCTTTTGGAATTTCAACATCTGCGGCTCTAGCAGATGGTCTAGCCGCAACAGTAGCTTGTGGAACTTTTGCTGCTTCCTTCTCTTGAGATACAGAAATAGACGGTTCGCTAGAGTCTACTTTTAGTCTTACAATTTTGTTGTTTAAAAGCTTGATATTTGAATCCAAAACAATGATTTGCTTTTCAATAACTTTAATTCTTTCAAGAATTTCGTAAATTGCATCAATTGCGGAAATTGCT